GCCCCAACTTTAGGCATGGCATTAGGTGGCCCAATGGGTGGAGCTGCTACTAAATTCCTCACTGACAAGCTTTTAGGTGATAATGGCGGCGACAGTGAAGACTTAGAAAGCTTTATCTTAGGGGCAAGTCCTGAGCAGCTTGCAGAGCTTAAGAAAATAGATAACGAATTCAAAGTTAAAATGCGCGAGCTTGATATCAATGTGTATGAGCTTGAGCAAAAATCGGTTGAGGGTGCAAGAGGGTTATACAAGGTTAATATCTGGCCTCAAATTGTATTGTCTGCGATATTTATAATTGGTTATTTTGGGATACTCTACATGCTGTTTTCGGGTGAAGTGTCAATATCTGAATCACAGCGTGACGTAGTAAATATATTGCTTGGAGTATTAACAGCGGCAGTACCTCAAATATTAAGCTTTTGGTTTGGCTCAAGCCTTGGATCAAAAGAGAAAACACACTCAATGAAGGGAAAGTAACATGAGCATATTAAAACCGAAGGATAAAGCGAAATCCCCGAAGAAGGTAGCGGCCAAGAAATCAACACCTAAAAAGGTTGTAAAAGTAGCTATTAAAACACCCAAGAAGAAAGCGAAGAAGAAAACCGCGTGATCACTGCGGCGATACTCACATTATTATCAATAGCGATAATGGTTAAATACTCAGATAGTAAGCGTTTAGTGAATATTGCCTCGGCCTTTCTTATATCGATTTATCTAGTGGTGGCACTTAATACCTTTTTTAACGTTATTGATGACAAATTAATATTCATACTATTTGCCTATTTAAGCCTAGCTTTTGGAAATATGGCACTTAAATCATCCTTTAGGGCATCCGATCCATATCTTGCTCATTCAGCGGCGTATTTTATTCTGGCTGTAGAGGATACAATAATCCCAAAAGGAGTAATGGACGGCTTCTACTATGAGATAATGTATGGACTTCTAGCTTTTCTAGTAATGACGGTGACTTATGATAGAATGGGGACAATTAGATTGGGAGCTGATAAAGCTTTGCCTTAGTTTATCCCCGATACCCATTTTTATAGCGAAACGAATTTATGAGCGCTGCAACAAAACAAGAGCTTCAAGAGGTAGCCGAAAAGCTCCACGCAAAGATTGATGATCGTCATAGCGAGCATACAGACAGCTGGAAAAAAGTAACGGAGCAATTCCACGCTTTAAACCTAAATTTAGGTAGAATGCTTGAGAAGTATGATGGGCAAGACGCTACCAACGCAAGGCACGCAAAAGAGCTTGAAGCTTTAAATAAGTGGAAAGATGAAATGGTAGTAGATTTCGCAGTAGTTAAAACGCAACAAAGTGTAGCGGTAGGTATTGGTGGAAAGTTCATGATGCCAGTTATCTACGGTATGTTCGCAATAAATAGCATTGTTGCTGTAGTTAGTTATTTAAACAAGTAGAGTTATATAATATGGGAGATTTTACATCATCACCAAGAGAGCTTGTACAAGATAAGATTTCGTTAGGGGAAGTCCCTGGCGCTATCGCTTGGAGCAAGTTCGGATTAAGGGATTTGACATCGGCAGCGGCAGGCGAGCAAACGCTATGGCCTATTAACGCCAACTTTGTGGTTATGACATCGGCAGATACTCTTGACATAGCATATAACAGCACAACAGACGGAACAGGGGGCGGCGCAACAGGAGCCACCACACTGCTAATAGATTATATTGACGCTAATTTTTTGCTTCAAAGCGCAATCCATGTTTTAGGCACTGATGGTAGCGATACTACATCATTTACCTGTTTAGGGGTTAATAGGGCTGTCGTTGTTGCTAGTGGATCAGGAGATGCAAACATAAATGATATTACGTTTACGGTTACAACTGGCGGCAATAATCAAGCGCAAATCCCAGCAGGCTTAAGCGTAACGCATCAATGTATTTTCCATGTTCCTATCGGCGTAACTGGCCTAGTGAAGCATATACATTGTGCAGCTCAAAAATTAAGCGGCTCAAGCCCTAGCGTAGAGTTTAATCTGTGGTCATATAATAGATTAACAGAAACAAACTATAATTTTTGGTCTGATGTTATTGATACTCAGTCGGATACTATCACGGAATTCAGCGATAGTGTTGGCATGAGTGTCTCTGGGCGCGATGTTTTATATTTAACAATGAATACAACCCAAAACAATACAATAGCAAGGGCTAGATTTAGCCTTAACACATACGGTAATTCATCATGATACAAGGTAAGTTGGCACAGGATGGCTCTACAGGCTGGATACAGTTTGGAGGCACTGGCGGCGTTCATGTAGCCGTCAAGGGTACTTGGGGTGGCGGAACGCTAACGATAGAGCAGAAGATTAACAATGTCGCTTACCCAATACAATCAAGCGATGACGCTATTGTTCAGCATACGAAAAATTTCGATAGGCATGTTAGTTTTGAGGCAGAAGAATTATTTCGGTTAACCTTAGCGGGATCAACCTCACCATCATTAGATTTTTCAATATCTGGCGATTCGTTCTGGGCTCCAGTTTAAGTTATAATCGTTTAACGTGTTACTTGTGGTAACACACTTTAGTCCTAGGGGGACTGATGAAATTAACGGTCAAGCAAGAGAATTTTGCTCTTAAGTATGTAGAGTGTAGCGATGCGTCTGCGTCTTATCGTTATGCTTATGACGCCGAAAAAATGAAGCCACACACTATTAACGTAAAAGCTAGTGAGCTGCTTAAAAGCGGTAAGGTAGCGGCTAGGGTAGAAGAATTGCAATCTATCACTAAAGCGGTAGCAGAAAAGAAGTTCACTATATCCGTAAGGCAGCGCCTAGAATGGGCAAAGCAAGTAGTTGAAGCAGGGCTTTCAACCTATGAAGATCAGGTGGGCGAAAAGTACCACAATCTATCAGCGGCTAATCAGGCTATAGCAACACTCAACACAATGTTAGGTACAGACGAAGAGAGCGGGAAAGCTAAACCTGTTAAAGTATTCATAGGTGTTAAAGATGCCTCTAGACCTTAACTACCCACAGAACGACTTTTACCACATGGATAAGCCTTTTCGGGCTTTCGTTGGTGGCTATCGTAGCGGAAAGACATTCCTTGGCTGTGTTCGCCTTTGTGTGCTGGCGTTACAATACCCATCTATCAAGCTAGGCTACTTTGCGCCGACATACCCACAAATACGCGATATCTTTTATGAAACGATAAGTGATGTTGCAGAATTGATGGGGATGACGGTAGAGATAAAGCATTCAAATAAAGAGGTTTACTTGTATTTTCATGGAGAGCTTCATTCTGTTGTTAAGTGCAGATCAATGGAGCGTCCACAAACTATTGTAGGCTTTGATCTTAATCATGCGCTAATTGATGAGATTGACTGCATGAACAAAGATAAAGCTGATCAGGCGTGGAAAAAGATCATTGCTAGGCTTTCATCTAGCGGTTTTGATGAGGCTAGGCTTGAAGATGAATTTGGCGCTGAACTTCTTATTGATGCGCTTAACGAAAACACCGTTGATTTCACGACAACGCCAGAAGGGTTTAACTGGATTTATGAATTCTTTGTAAAGCAATTGCAGGACTCGCCAGAGCTAGAGGAATATTACGGTATTGTTCACGCATCAACAAAGCAGAACGCCGCTAATCTGCCCGCTGATTACATTGATAAGCTTTACGCAACTTACCCGGCCAATTTGGTGGACGCTTATATTGATGGTAAGTTTGTTAATTTAGCTGGCGGCTCTGTATATCGGTTATTTGATAGGCACAAGAATCATTCGGACATAACCGACAACGGCCAAGAAACGCTATATATCGGCATGGATTTTAACGTGGGCAAGATGAGCGCCGTTGTTCATGTAGAGCGTGGCGGCAATCCTATAGCTGTAGATGAGATATTTGGGATGCTAGACACTCAAGATATGGTGTTTGAGATAGATCGACGATACCCCAATCGAACAATTAAGGTTTATCCGGATAGCTCAGGCAAAAACAGAAAGACCTCGGACGCACTCAAAACAGATGTTTCCATTTTGGAAAGTGCTGGCTATACACTGTATTATGATTCAGTAAACCCACGCGTAAGGGATAGAATAAACGCAGCCAATGCCATGTTCTGCAACGGTAAGGACGAGAGACGATACCTGATCAACACGAACAAATGCCCTCGATACACAGACGATTTAGAGCAACAGGTTTACAATAAACAGGGCGAGCCAGACAAGCAGCATGACCACGATCACATGACCGATGCGGGAACTTACTACATAGCGTATAATTACCCAATAATCAAACCTGTAACAAACTTAAAAGTGACGTATGCGAGATAATTATGCCAGTTTCAGATAAGCACGAAGCGTATCAAGAAAATCTACCTATTTGGGAGCTTGGTCGTGATAGCGTAAAAGGCGCACCGGCTATTAAGAAAAAACGGACAGCTTACTTGCCTATGCCTAATTCTTTAGATCAATCTAGTGAGAATAAGCAGCGTTATACCGATTACCTACAGAGAGCTTGCTATGTAAACTTCGTTGGCCAAACTAAAGAGGGTTTGATTGGCATGGCTTACTTGAAAGAGCCGACAATTAAAATAACAAACCCTTCGATAGCGTATTTAGAAGAGTCAACCGATGGCGGCGCTTTATCGTTGCCTCAGTTTACCCGTAAATTACTTGGCGATTCTTTAGAAGCTGGGCGTTCAGGTATCCTTGTTGACTATCCTAGCGTACCTGATGGCCTTACAAAGATAGAAACTGATGGTATTAATGCTAATATCTTGCGATACAAAGCAGAGAATATTATCAACTGGAAAACCGAAAAGGTTAACGGTGACAGCGTATTGAGTCTCGTTGTGCTGGAAGAGAAAGTGGAAAATCCTACTGATGATGGGTTCTCTACAGAGGATGTGACCTATTACCGCGTGCTAAAATTAGAGGAGGGCGTTTATTCTCAATGTATTTATAATGACGAAGAAGATATTGTATCAATAATTGAGCCTACAAAAAATGACGGTTCGCGCTGGAATAAAATACCTTTTACGTTCGTTGGCTCTGAAAACAACAACGAAGATGTCGATAAACCTGTATTGATTGATATAGCCGAGGCTAACATTGCTCACTATAGAAACTCGGCCGATTATGAAGAGTCAAGCTTTATCGTAGGACAGCCTACCCCGTATTTGTCTGGGCTAACTCAGGGATGGGTTGATAGCGTAATGGAAGGTAAAATAACACTAGGTTCTACAGCGGCTATATTTTTACCTGAAAATGGCGCGGCAGGACTATTGCAAGCTGCACCTAACTCTATGCCAATGGAAGGGATGCGCCAGAAAGAAGACCAAATGGTTAAGATCGGCGCTAGAATCATCGCTGATAACTCAGGCACAGAAACCGCCGAGGCGGCTAAGATACGCTTTAGTGGTCAAAACTCTAAGCTATCTGCCGTGATAGGCAACATCGAGGACGCAATCAAGAAAGCGTTTGGATGGGCTGGTGAATTTATGGGTGGCGATGGCGAGATTGAATTTACATTGAACAGACAGTTTTATGATTCAACTATTGATCCTCAAAAGCTTATTGCTAGTATTCAAATGCTAGATCGTGGCGTTATTGGAATGACTGATTTTAGGCAGATGCTAAGAAAGGCTGCTGAGATCACACGCACTGATGAAGAAATAGAGTTAGAGGCGACAAACGTTAATCCGCTTATATGAGCTACTTACTAGATGTATCAGTTAGGCACGCCGTATTCATACAGAGATATGCAGTAGGTCGTGCGAGAGAGGCCAAGGAAGCCGTCTTTGATTTGCGTGATGACTTGGTGGGCATTATAGCTAAGAATGGCGCAGCGATAGAAAGCGGCAACACTGAGGCTATCGACAAAAGAGTCATTGAATTCAATGAAGAGTTCACCGGTAAAATTAATGCTGACTCATCGGAGCTTGCGGCTTCTGAAAATACATTCAATACCAATATGCTTATTGCCGCCACTATTGGTGTAAAAGTATTAAAGGCGAC